TTAGATATGCGTTCATCCGACTTCAGATGAAGTGGATGGGTTGGAAACTTAAGAGGCAACTTATTAAGGACACCAACAACTTTGAAAAGTTCCTCAAGGAGTATGACAAATGAACGACAAAGAGATGTCCGACCTTTCCGTGGAAAGGAAAGAATGTCCCAAGTGTGGTGCTTTGTGGATCAACGGACAGCACTATTGGTCTGGCACAGGAAAGAAAGGAAATGAGTTGGATCTTGCTGGTCTGGTGTGCAATAAGCTTGGTGATGACACTTGTATCAATCCTTGCCGAGGGCAAGATGGTGGCGTCACCTGGAAAAAAAGACTTGAGGAACTGGAACAGGATCATCCAGCAGAATAAATACCAGTAGTGAACTAGTATTGTTGTGGCATCTGATCAGATTTATCTTGGCAATCCGCTTCTAAAGAAAGCAAACGTCCAGCAGGACTTTACCAAAGAACAGATTGCAGAGTATGTCAAGTGTGCGAAAGACCCTGTATACTTCACCAAGAACTACGTACAGATTGTTTCTCTTGACGAGGGTCTGGTGCCATTCAAGATGTGGGATTTCCAAGAGGAACTAATTTGGAATTTTCACAAAAATAGATTTAACATTGCGAAGCTGCCTCGTCAGACTGGTAAGTCTACGACGGTGGTTTCGTATTTGTTGCATTATGCGTTGTTTAATGACAGCGTTAACATTGGTATCCTCGCCAACAAAGCAAGTACCGCAAGGGATCTACTCGGTCGTCTTCAGACAGCATATGAAAATTTACCGAAATGGATTCAGCAAGGCGTGATATCATGGAACAAAGGTAGCATGGAGTTGGAAAATGGCAGTAAGATATTGGCAGCTTCTACATCTGCGTCTGCTGTCCGAGGCATGTCGTTCAATATCATCTTCCTCGATGAGTTCGCGTTCGTCCCTAATCACATCGCTGAATCGTTCTTTGCCTCTGTTTATCCTACTATTACTTCTGGTAAAAGCACGAAAGTAATTATCATCTCAACGCCACAAGGCATGAACCACTTCTATAAGTTGTGGACAGATGCCCAGAATGGTAAGAATGGATATACTTGGTCAGAGGTACATTGGTCGCAGGTTCCTGGTAGGGATGCTGAATGGAAAGAACAGACTATCAAGAACACGTCCGAGCGACAGTTCACACAGGAATTCGAGTGTGAGTTTCTTGGATCGGTTGACACATTGATCTCGGCTGCAAAGTTGAGAGCACTCACATTTATTGATCCAGTGACACGTAGTAATGGACTCGACATTTATGAAGAACCAAAGAACGGTAACGAGTATCTTTTTACAGTTGATGTTAGTCGCGGCATTGGCGGAGACTATTCTGCTTTCATTGTTTATGACATTACTACGGTTCCATATAGGGTAGTAGCAAAATATAGGAACAATGAGGTTAAGCCTATGTTGTTCCCAAACATTATTAATGACGTTGCGAGAGCGTACAATAATGCATGGGTTTTGTGCGAGGTGAACGACGTAGGAGACTCTGTGGCGTCGATTCTAAATTATGACCTAGAATATCCTAACGTGCTTATGTGCGCCATGAGAGGGCGTGCAGGGCAGATTGTGGGGCATGGATTCTCTGGAACCAAGACCCAGTTGGGTGTGAAGATGAGCGTGACTGTGAAGAAGGTTGGATGTGCCAACCTCAAGCAGATCGTAGAGGATGACAAACTCATCTTCAATGACTATGAAATTATTAACGAACTTACTACGTTCATTCAGAAGAAGCAATCCTTTGAAGCTGATGAAGGATTCCACGATGACCTAGTAATGTGTATGGTAATTTTTGCATGGCTTGTACAGCAAGATTACTTCAAAGAAATGACTGACAACGATGTTCGCAAACGTATCTACGACGAGCAACGTAATCAGATCGAACAAGACATGGCACCATTTGGTTTTATCACCACAGGTTTAGAAGGTGATGATGGATTTGTAGATCAAGGATCTGTTTGGGAATATGGTGACACACAGGAAGACGTTAGTTATATGTGGAGTATCTAATGGACGTAGAAGATCTTTTCGATTTAGACCATCTTATTTTCAAAGAAAGAAAGTGCAGAACTTGTGGTGTCAAGAAAGATCTTCTTGTAGATTTTTATAGAACTCGTAAAGATAGAACTTCTGCTTCAGCATATTCATATGAGTGTAAAGACTGTACTAAAAAAAGAATAGTGTTGAGTAGGATGACTAATGCAGTTCTTGATAAATGGGAATATCCTGACTGGTAATGTGTTCATGCATTGTTTCCCCACTTGAGAGAGTAGAAATAATAAATATTTTTAGATCAAGTTTGGTAACTTACAGGAGTTAAACATGGCAAGTCAAGTCTCGCCTGGAATCGTTCTAAAGGAACGCGACTTATCTAATGCTGTCATCGTCGGCGCATCCACAATTACTGCTGGTGTTGCATCAACTTTCCAAAAGGGTCCTATTGGAAAGCCAACACGTATCAGTTCACAGAAAGAACTTCTTTCTATTTTTGGTGCTCCTGCTGAACAAAATGCAGAAGATTGGTTCGTTGCTTCAGAATTCCTCAACTACGGCGGAAGGTTAAATGTGGTACGTGCTGCCACTGGAGTAAATAGCGCAACAGATACTGGAACAGCAGTCATTGTTAGAAATGATGAAGACTGGGAAGCAGGTAACGGAAACGGAAATTTCCTCGTAGCAAGATCTGCAGGTACATGGGCAAATGATCTTAAGGTTGTTTTTGTTGACCGTGGTGCTGATCAGTATGTAACTCTATCAAATACCCCCGCTTCAATTGCTATGGGTGATACGCTAACTTTTGTTGGCGGAAAAACTGGTACTGTTTATTCGTGGGATGCAGCAAGTAAGACGGCTGCTGTTATTCTTGATGACCCCACATCTAGACTAACTACATCCGATTCTCTAGATTCACCAGAAATTGGTATTACAGCAACTATCGGAACATTTGTTGCTGGTACTGGTTATCAGTCAGCTGCGGCAGTTGCTACCACTGGCGGTCAAGGATCTGGTCTAACGGTTGATACTACAGTTACTGTTGGTACTATTCTTACTCTTTCTGGTGGTGCTGGTGGTAGTTCTTATATCACCCAAACTGGATTAGCAACAACTGGTGGTACTGGATCTAATGCCACTGTAGACGTAGTTGCAACTGCTGGTTCTGTAACTAGCATCGCTATTAATAGTGGTGGTACTGGTTATACTGTTGGCGATACACTAACAATTTCTGCTGGTGATAACAACGCAACATTTACTGTAGCTTCAGTGGAGGGTGGAGTTGCATCTGCAGTCATTAACAACGCTGGTGTAGGTTACGTAGTCGGAGATACCATCACCATTGCTGGTGGCGGTGGAGATGCTACATTCGAAATTGCATCTGTTGTTGATGGTAGCATCACAATCTCTGCAGTCAAAGATTGGTACACTACAACACAGATCGGTACAACTGGACTAACTCTATCGGCTATTGGTCCTCGTCCTGGAACTTCCCAGTATGCTGAAGAAAGAGGTCTTAAGTATGACGAGATTCACGTTGCTGTTGTTGATGTAACTGGTGTATACAGCGGTGCTGCTAACACAGTTGTTGAAAGAATCCTCTATGGTTCAAAACTCTCTGATGGCAGAAGTGCAGAAAATGCTGCTAACTACTTCAAAGATTTAGTTAATAATCAATCAACTGCTATCTACAATGGCACTGCTCCTGCCGCTGCTTGGAATCCTTCTAGTTCTGGTGCTGGTGTAGCACTAGGATCAGATTCTACTGCTCTAACTTCTGGAGATGCATTCCAATTGGTTGGTAAGCTAGAAGCAACATTACAAGGTGGTGCTGATGACTATGCTTACACAGCATCAGAAATTGAGACTGCATTTGATGAGTTTGCAGATACAGAACTAGTTGATATTAACTTCCTACTCATGGGCGGTTCACTTGCAACTGAAAATGATACCAAAGCAAAAGCAAATAAAGTAATCTCTATTGCTGCTGCAAGAAAAGATTGCGTTGCTTTTGTTTCACCACACAAAGCAAACCAAGTAGGTAGTGCTGGTGTCCTCACCGCATTCCAACAGAAGGAGAACACATTGAACTTCTTCAATGGAATGACTTCTACTTCATATGCAGTATTTGATAGCGGTTACAAGTATTACTACGATCGCTTCAACGATAAGTACCGCTACATCCCTTGCAACGGCGACGTTGCAGGTCTTTGCGTTAACACTTCAGCTCTCCTAGATGACTGGTATTCACCTGCTGGCGTCAACAGAGGTTCACTTCGTAACGCAATCAAGCTTGCTTATAATCCAAGCAAAGCAGACAGAGACGAACTCTACATGAACAGAATTAACCCTGTGGTTATTTTCCCTGGTAGTGGAGTCACTCTGTTTGGAGACAAGACTGCTCTTGCATCACCTTCAGCGTTTGATCGTATCAACGTTCGTCGCCTCTTCCTCAACCTTGAGAAGAGAGTTGGTGATCTCGCAAAAGGAGTTCTATTTGAGCAAAACGACGCGACAACTCGTTCTGCTTTTGCCTCTGCTGTTAACAGCTATCTGGCAGAAGTTCAGGCACGTCGCGGCGTAACTGATTTCCTTGTGGTATGTGATGAGTCCAACAACACCCCAGATGTAATTGATCGTAACGAGTTTGTCGCTGAACTATTCGTTAAGCCAACTCGCTCAATTAACTACATCACCGTAACCTTCACAGCAACGAAGACTGGTGTCACGTTTGCTGAAGTAGTCGGTCGCTGATATAATCACACACAAGAGGTAAACTAAAATGGCAACTAAATTAAACGATTTTCTAACTAAAATTGGTGAAGGCGTTAAGCCTAATATGTTTGCGGTCGATATTAATTGGCCACAAACATTGGCAAACGCACCAAAGAGCGATGATCTAGATTTAGTAAACCTCCTCTGTAAGTCCGCAGCACTCCCAGCATCAAACCTGGGAGTGATTGAGGTTCCTTTCAGAGGAAGAACAGTCAAGATTGCTGGTGATCGCACTTTCGATACATGGTCCGCAACATTCTTCAACGACAGAGAGTTCAAGCTTCGCGCTTACTTCGAGAAGTGGTTGGAGCAAATCAACACTCACGAAACCAACAACTCGCCACTGTTTAAACCAAACAATAGCGAAGGTTACATGGCAACATTGGGTGTCAAACAACTGCGTAAGGACAGCACCGAAGCTGGTAGTGTCTTACGTCAGTATGATCTACTTCATGCTTTCCCAACTAGCGTTTCTCAAATTGATCTTGCTTATGACAGCAACGATCAGATCGAAGAATTCACAGTTGAGTTCCAGTATTCATACTGGAAGGCAGTAGATCCTTCCGCTAGCGCAATCACCAGTGGAGCATCAGCAGACCCAGCAGGCAGCGGCATCAGAATCGAGAGCTGATAAATAGTACATCAAGGGTACTATTTTATTAATCATGAGTCAACTGTTTGGTTTTTTAATCAACAAAGGAAAGGAGGATAGGGGTCAATCCCCTATCCCTCCCAATAGTGATGACAGCGTAGCCACCGTAGCAGGTGGCTATTTTGGTACATACGTAGATGTCGAAGGTGTCTCCAAGAATGAGTATGAACTCATCAAAAGATATCGCGACATGTCACTTCATCCAGAAGTCGATACTGCTATCGACGAGATTGTAAACGAGTTTGTTGTCAGCGATGCTGATGATAGTCCCGTTGAGATTGAACTGTCTAATCTTGACATCGGAGCAGGCGTCAAGAAAAAGATTAGAGATGAATTTGATCGTATCAAAAAAATGATCAACTTCGATAAGAATGCTCATCAAATCATTCGTAATTGGTATGTTGATGGTCGTACATATTACCACAAGGTAGTAGATTTAGACAACCCCAAAAAAGGTATTCTTGAACTGCGCTACATTGATCCACTAAAGATCCGTAAGGTTCGTCAAAAGATCACCAATCCAACTGCTGCTGCTAATCCCAATCTGGTACGAGGCACGGCATTAGAATATGATTGGGGCGACTATGTAGATTACTATCTCTACAATCCCAAAGGATTCTCTGGTTCGATGGGTATGCCTAGCAATAGTGCATCAGACTTCTCGACCAACAACGGTATTAAAATTGCTTCCGATTCTATCGCCACTTGTAACTCTGGTGTGATGGATCTGAACAAGAAGTATCAGTTGAGTTTCTTACACAAAGCAATCAAGTCTCTCAATCAACTTCGTATGATTGAAGACTCTTTGGTAATCTATAGATTGTCTCGCGCACCCGAACGCAGAATTTTCTACATTGACGTTGGCAATCTACCAAAGGTCAAAGCGGAACAATATCTCCGTGATGTGATGGCACGTTATCGTAACAAGCTTGTTTACGATGCTGCTACTGGTGAGATTCGTGATGACAAAAAGCATATGAGTATGCTAGAAGACTTCTGGTTACCTCGCCGCGAAGGCGGTAGAGGAACAGAGATCTCCACTCTACCTGGCGGACAGAACCTTGGCGAACTTAAGGATGTTGAGTATTTCAGAAAGAAACTATACAACTCCCTAAACCTGCCACCATCTCGTCTGACAGACGATAACAAGGCATTTAACCTGGGTAAGACTACAGAGATTCTGCGCGACGAACTGAAGTTTAGTAAGTTCATCGGTCGTCTCCGCAAGCGTTTCTCCTCACTCTTTCACGATATTCTCAAGACTCAACTGATCCTTAAAGGTATCATTACTCCTGATGATTGGGAGGAAATGGAAGAGCATATTCAGTATGACTTCCTGTTTGACAATCACTTCAACGAATTGAAGCAGCAGGAGCTTATGATGCAGCGCATCACTCTTGTTACACAGATGGATCCTTTTGTTGGTAAGTATTTTTCTTCGGAGTATATCCGCCGTCAGGTTCTTATGCAGACCGAGAAGGAGTACAAAGAAATTACCAAGCAAATGCAATCTGATATTGATTCGGGTATGGCAATTGATCCCGTTGATGTCAATACTCTGGACATGATGGATAAGCAAAACTCTGCTTATCAACCAGAAATTACAGCGCAACAAGCAGCAGACTCTGCGGATCGTGAACTAGAAAAAGCAAAGGAAATGGAAAAATTAAAGCCTGCTCCTACTGCTTCAAAACCAAAGTCTAATAAATAATTGATATCTACGGATAATTTTAATAGTATGGATACACCATTAGAATCTGAATTGGTTGACATTGTTGATCTGATCGCAGACAAAAAACGCGGAGAAGCGTTGGATAAAATTAATGACTATCTTTATTCAAAAGCATCCGACGTTATCGACACGTACAAACAAACAGTAGCCTCATCATATTTTGATGAACCTACTGGGGACGAACCATCGGCAGAAGAATGAAACTTATCACAGAAAACATCGAAGACATCCAAATCCTCACCGAGGAAAAGGATGGTAAGAAGAACCTTTACATCGAAGGTGTATTCTTGCAGTCCGAAATCAAGAACCGTAACGGACGTATCTATCCTTTCTCCGTATTGGAAAAAGAAGTAGGTCGTTACAACGAAGAGTATGTCAAAACTGGACGTGCTCTGGGAGAGCTTGGGCATCCCGATGGTCCTACTGTGAACCTAGATCGCGTTTCTCATAGAATTACTTCTCTCAAAGCGGAAGGCAATAACTTCATTGGCAAGGCACAGATTCTTGCCACACCAATGGGTAACATTGCGAAGTCCCTGCTTGAGGAAGGTGTGAAGTTAGGAGTTTCTTCCCGTGGTATGGGTAGTATTGATCGCCAAGAGAATGCTAACTATGTCATGGATGATTTTATGCTTGCTACCGCAGCAGACATTGTTGCGGATCCTTCCGCTCCTGATGCATTTGTTAACGGCATCATGGAAGGTAGGGAGTGGGTATGGGACAACGGTATTCTACAGGAAAAGACTGTTGCTAAATACCAAAGATACATTGACGAATCAACGAGAAGAGAGATGGAAGCAAGAACACTACAGGTGTTTGAGCACTTCCTCTCAAATCTCTAATATTAATAAATAATCATAGAATAATTATCAGAAATTTACGGGGAAACTCAAATGTCAGATATGTTAAAGGAAAAATTTGAGGAGTTTGTAACCGAATCAGGTTTGGTTGTAGAAGCTGGCGATCCTATGCCAACTGTTTCCGCATCCGTTATTCCTGGTGGTGGATCCGCACCCGCAGGACAATCCAAAACTGAAGTCAACTCCAAAGCAGGAGCTGGCGAAGGCAAGGGTTCTGTAGGTACAGATGCAGTCAACGGTTACGGCGCTCAACAGTCTATCACCGACAACGGTGGTCCACGTCCAGATGGTAACGATGAGGGCGAGGATAATCCTGGCGCTAAAGCATCTGCTCCTGTTGGTGCTAAAGGCGCACAGAGCGATGGTACTGCACAGACCGCTAACATCAACGATGCTGGTGATCAGGGTAAGACTGTTACTGTTGGTGCTGATGCAGCATATGCTACCAGCACTGGTCCTAACGTAACATATCCCATCAAGCCTTCCTTTGAGTCCCTTGATATGAGTGCAGACGTTGCAGCACTCACCGAAGGAACCGAACTTTCCGAAGAGTTCAAAGAAAAAGCAACGACAATTTTTGAGGCAGCAGTCAAGTCCAAGCTCTCTGAAGAGTGGAAGAAACTCGAAGAGCAGTTCGAGACTCGTCTCAATGAGCAAGTAGCTGAAGTAAAAGCAGAACTTGCTGAAGAAGTTGGTGGCACCGTTAAGTATGCTATCACTTCATGGTTAGAAGAGAACCAAGTCGCAGTTGATCGCGGCATCCGTAATGAGATCACTGAAGATTTTATTGCTGGACTTAAAAATCTCTTTGAAGAGCATTACATTAATATCCCCGACGACAAAGTTGATGTTGTCGAAGGATTGACTGAAGATCTTCGTAAGATGGAAGAACGCCTTGACGAACAGGTCAAAGCAAATGTGAAACTTCAAGGTCGTCTTGATGAGT